AAAGCGGATGAGAATAAATTTATGGGTAGCACGGGTCTTAAGAAGGGCGGTAAAGTTTCTTCTGCTTCACGTCGTGCTGATGGCATTGCCATTCGCGGAAAGACAAGAGCTTAACTATGAGAGCAAGCCGTGGAATGGGGGATATCGCCCCCTCTAAAATGCCTAACGGCGCTAGGAAGGCTCGTCGGGATGACACGGACTTTACTCAATACGCCAAAGGCGGAAAGGTGGGGCTTTATGCCAACATCAATGCAAAGCGTAAAAGAATTGCCGCAGGTTCTAAAGAGAAAATGCGCCGAGTTGGTAGCAAAGGTGCGCCAACTGCTCAAGCGTTCATAAATTCTGCAAAGACTGCGAAGTAAATTATGGCGAATACTACCGGAACCACGGCCTTTAATTTGGACATGAACGACCTCATTGAGGAGGCGTTCGAGCGTTGCGGTCAAGAACTTCGTACTGGTTACAACTTTCGCACCGCCCGTAGATCGTTAAATCTTTTGACGATTGAGTGGGCAAACCGTGGTTTGAACTTTTGGACTGTAGAGCAGGGCCAAATCCTTATGGTTACAGGGCAGGCTATGTACCCCATGCCTGTGGATACTATTAACCTGTTGGACACCGTTGTTCGTCAAAATAACAGCACGACAAACCAGACTGATATCAATATCAGTAGCATTTCTGAATCTACCTACATGAGCCTGCCTAATAAGCTGGCGCAGGGTCGTCCAATTCAGTATTGGTTTAACCGCCAATCGGGGCAAGAAAACCCCACTACGGTCACGATTGCCCAAACCGGTGGTATCTCTTCTACGGATACAACAATTACTGTGTCTGATGTGTCTAACCTCACTACCTCTGGTTTTGTGAAGATTGGCAGTGAGACTATTAGCTATCCCAATATTGTGGGTAACCAGTTAACCAATTGCGCCCGTGGTCAAAATGGTACAACTGCCGCAGCCCATGCAAATGGTGCGTCGTTAACGGTACAGAATATTCCTTGTATCAACGTATGGCCAACACCTAGCGCCCCCGGGAATCAATATACTTTTGTGTATTACCGTATGCGCCGCATTCAAGATGCCGGTACAGGTACCTCAATTCAGGATATCCCTTTCCGTTTTATTCCTTGTATGGTGGCAGGGTTGGCTGTGCAATTAAGCATGAAGCTGCCTGATGTAGACCCGCAACGAATCATGGCGTTGAAGGCTGATTACGAGCAACAGTGGGATATGGCATCTGCGGAAGACCGCGATACATCACCATTGCGCTTTGTGCCAAGGAACTTGTTCTATGCCTAATCGGTTTGCGTCCGGCAAATGGGCGATTGCGGAATGCGATCGTTGCTCTGGGCGTTACCTGCTCAAGGAATTGCGCACCCAAACGGTTAAGACCAAACCTTTTAAAATCAAAGTCTGCCACGAATGTTGGGATCCAGATCATCCGCAGTTGCAATTGGGTATGTACCCAGTTAATGATCCCCAAGCAGTACGTGAGCCAAGACCTGATGTTAGCTACCAAGTATCTGGCCAAAATGGGTTGCAGATATTGACTACGAACAGTACGGCGGTAGATGGGTTTGGTTATCCGGAAGCGGGTAGTCGGGTCTTTCAATGGGGATGGAACCCTGTTGGTGGGTCTAGAAATTTTGATGCGGCGTTAACACCAAATAACTTGGTTTTAACGATAGAACTTGGTACAGTTACGGTTACAACGACATAAGGAGTCGAACATGGCATACACAAAATCAGCAGATGGCGTCGTCAAAAAGGGCAAAACAGACGTTCAAGTTTTCCCTAATAGTGGCCCAACAGCAGCGGCTGGAAAAGGCGGCAAAAAATCAGCCGGTGTAACTGGCAAAGCTATGCGTGCCGTTGGCCGTAATATGGCACGTGCAAACAACCAAAAGAAAGGTTGATCATGGCTAAGAACGCTTTTCCAAAGACCGAAACCAAAGATGCTTTTGGCGCTCACGGCAACGCCAAAGAAAATAAAAGCGCGAGCGCCTATACAGGTTTTACATACCCATCTGGCGGCGGCAATGACATTGGTACGTATAAACAACCTATGCCAAACCCAAACGGTACGGAACGTACTGCGATAACAAAATCAGGCAACGGCGTTGATAGCGTCAATATGTCTGTTTCTGGTATTAGCAAAGGCAACTACGTCGCGGATAATAAGTACGGCGAAAAAACCATGCGTGGTTATGGCGCTGCTACTAAAGGTATTAAGACCCGAGGCCCGATGGCATGAACTACAGCGAACTCAGCAGCGCTATACAAGCGTATACAGAGAACACGGAGTCTAACTTCGTGGCGGAGATTCCTGTCTTTGTTAAACAAGCTGAGCAGCGCATCTACAACACGGTGCAGTTCCCGTCTATACGTAAAAACGTAACGGGCGTGATGTCCAACGGCAATAAGTATCTTGCTTGCCCTGCTGACTTTCTAGCTGTGTATTCCATGGCGGTAATTGATACAGACGGAAGCTATGAGTATTTGTTAAACAAAGACGTTAACTATATTCGCCAAGCATACCCAGTACCAACAGATACAGCGATCCCTAAGTATTACGCTTTGTTTGGGCCGCAGTCTACCAATGCGGCTGAATTGTCTTTCATACTAGGCCCAACCCCAGACGCCAACTATAACGTCGAGCTGCACTACTATTTCTACCCAGAGTCTATTGTGACTGCGGGTACAACATGGCTTGGTGACAACTTTGATTCTGTGTTGTTGTATGGCTCATTGGTTGAGGCTTATACCTACATGAAGGGTGAGCAAGATATCATGGCTTTCTACAACGCCAAATATCAAGAAGCCCTTGGCCTTGCAAAACGTTTGGGCGATGGTATGGAACGTCAAGATGCGTATCGTTCTGGTCAGTTCCGTCAGAAGGTGACTTAATGGCTTTTACTGGCAACTACTCCTGTAATACGCTTCGTGTGGCCATGACTACGGGCGCAATTAATTTTGCAACTGATTCATTCAAGTTGGCGCTGTATACCAATGCAGCTACGCTAGATGAAACCACTGCTACGTACACATCAGTTGGGGAAACATCAGGCGGTAACTACACGGCTACTGGGCAGTCAGTTACAGCAACGGTTAACTACTCCACCACTACGACTGGCAGCATTGCCTATGTGACGTTTACGGCCCCTTCTTGGACTGGCGCGATCACTGCTCGTGGAGCGTTAATTTATAAAGTTGGCGGAGCTGCGCCAGCCATTTGCGTCCTTGATTTTGGCAACGACAAAACTTCCTCAAACACCTTCACTGTGCAGATGCCGACAGACACAAGCACATCTGCACTTATTAGACTTTCTTAAGGAGCTTCCAATGACTATGGACAAAATCGCCGCGACAGACAAAGTGGAAGCGGTCACTAAATACAACACAATGCCTGAAGACACCATGTCTATTCACGGCACGTACCACGCTGTTTGCTTTAGCGCAGACGGGTTCATTAAGTGGGAAGACGACATCAAGAACTTGGTGACGACTGTTGGCAAAAACTTCACATTGGACACTACGCTGGGCAACACTGCTGGTGGCGCGGTGGTGATGGGCTTGAAGGGTACAGGTACTGCGGTGGTTGCTGATACACAAGCGTCTCACGCAAGCTGGTTGGAAGTTGGGTTGGCTAATGCTCCTACATACACTGGCAACCGTCCTACCCCATCTTTCAGCTCGGCATCGGCTGGCAGCAAGACTACATCGTCTGCTGTGTCATTCTCCATGACCAGCACTGGCACGGTCGCAGGTTGCTTCATCAACATTGGTGGTAGCGCAACCAAAGATTCGACAACTGGAACATTGTTTTCTGCTGGCGATTTCTCTAGCTCAAAGTCTGTGGTGAACGGCGACACAATCGCGGTCACTTATACCGCCACATTGACCTAACATGGCAACCGGATGGGGTGATCTTGCATGGGGTGACGGCTACTGGGGTGGCGCGGACGTCTATGCAGTTGCTGTTACAGAAACAGTAGCAATTACCTCATCCGAAGCGGCCACAGCCAACTTTGGTGTCTCGGTTACAGAAACTTCCGCCACATCTACAACTGAGGCTGTTGCTGCCACATTTGCCAAGTCGATTACAGAGACTGCGGCCACGTCAGACAGCCAGACTGTTGCGCTGACAATAAACGTCACGGTTCCTGAAGCCATGTTGATTCAGGACAACATAACTGCCACGACAAGCTACAACGCAAGCGTTGCGGACTCTGTAGTCACAAGCACAACTGAGAACGCCAACGCAACCTACGCAGTTTCCATAACCGAAACCAATGCTATTGTTACTGTTGAACAGGCTGTAGCCTTGTTTGTAGCTAGTATTACCGAGTCAGTTGCTATTGCTGAAACGGCTTTGGCTACGCTGATTATGACC